AAGTTACAAGAAGCATTTGAAGGGCAAAGGTGTCATTGAGCCTGACTATCAGGAGCGTGGTGCTCATGACTACCGAAAGGATGCCTGTTTGACCATAGCTGACTTTGAGAAGATCATCCTGCATTGCATCATCTACTACAACTCTCAGCGTATCATTGAGAACTTCCCCTATACCGAGGATATGATAGCAGCCCAGGTGAAGCCCTATGCCTCCCAAATCTGGAATTGGGGAAAATCCCAAATTGGGGCCAATCTCATCGGAATTGGGAAAAGAGAGCTGATGCTTACCCTCCTACCGAGGACTACAGGTAAGTTCAGTCGGTCAGAGCTAAAGATGAACAAGCTGCGGTATCACTGCGAGGGGTAACGGAACAGTACCTATCTGGCGGTGATGTGACTGTAGCCTACAATCCAGAAGATGTGACCTCCGTATGGGTGCTGGAGGATGGTACATATACCGAGTTTTCCATCATCGAATCCGGATTTGAGGGTAAGGATTTGACAACGGTACAGGAGCTACAAGAGAGCCAGAAGGTCATTGCCAGAGATGCAGTTAGGGATAACCTACAGGCTCAGATCAACCTTGCCCAGCATATAGAAGCCATTGCGGGTAGTGGTGCTGGCCGTGGTGATGTTCACATGAAGAATATCCGCAGCACTCGTAGACGGGAGCAGACTAAGCACCATCGGGACTACATGAAGGAGGGGATGAGCCGTGAGTGATCTGTCTGATGTTATCCGTATCCTGCCACCGATGAAGTCTGGGAATGAACTGCTGTCTGCGCTGGAAGTGTTGCCGGAGTATGACGCTGCTATCTGTGATGCTGATGCTCCTGTACGGCTCATGGCACTCTCTGACCTCTACCGGGTGTATGTTCCTAATCAAATGTCTTTAGAGATTTACAGCAAGCTCTATCTGGCCTTGATGCGGTCATTGCAAAAGAAGGGTACGAAGCTGGCAGTCCAACAGCAAAATCAGAATTTCAAGGCCATCATGCAGCAAGAGTACAGCGGTATCATGGGTGGCTCCGATAGCTTCACCATCATCGGGGCTTCTGGCATTGGAAAATCCTCTGCTATCAGCAGGGCAATCACGTTGGTTACTGAAAATCGAATCATTGAGGTGGACAGTCCCTATACAAAGATCATTCCCTGCATCTGTGTTCAATGTCCCTTTGATTCCTCTGTGAAGGGACTGTTGTTGGAGATACTTCGTAAAGTCGATGAAGTCATTGGCGGCAACTACTATCCGAACGCACTACGAGCCAGGACTACTACGGATATGCTGATTGGGAGTGTCAGTCACGGCAGTTTCATAAAAATCACCATGCCGGGGCGGCACCCGGCACAAATAGGAATGAAAAAAGTTGCCGCAAAACTTGCTTTTTTCTTATATCCATGTTATACTCAAATTGATTTTGAGGCATCCCGGCATCGACTTCGAGTGCATCCACCCATTTGTAAGTCGATGTGCAGGTGCGCCTAACGCGTAGATTAGGTGGAAATATGGAAATTTTTGGCTCACCGTGTGAGTCTTTTTGTGTTGCTCCGATGCTAAAATCGGGGCATTTTTGCTTTTTCACAGTAAGCTCCTTTCAAAGCGCTGCCCGGTTTGGCCAATACGCCAAACCGGGCACGGGTTATCATTACATCATGCCGATTGCTTCACGCACTGCGGCAGCGCAGTCCACGCCATTGACGACATGGATCTGATTGAACTGATCAATGTCAACTACCTTGTTATTGTTCTTAAATACCGCATACCTGCACACGCTGAACGTACCGGAAGCATCAGCAGAAGACGCCGTTGCAATCGTTCCATGGTTAATTTCAATGGGACGGATAGACATTTCAAACCGGGTGCTTTCCATCTCCTCAATCCGTGCTTCTGTACGAAAATACTGATTTGCTACATACACAGCAACATCATGCCATTGGTTTGTCGCCAGATTTACGATTGCATCAGTAACACTCGTAAAGTCGATCGAAACCACTAAAGGCTCGATCATGCCTGCCAAAGGGATCGTTACGTCACCCATAAGCCCGGCTCCAGTTGCAGGAATGGTTTTATACTTAATAGGCGGCATTTTGACCTTGCCGACACCAATCAGCGTAACCCCGTTTTCGTACATCAAATAGTCTACATGTGCGTTTGGATAGATCATCGTGCATACCCCCTTATGCCGTCAGCGCCGTCTCCATATAGGAAACGTCATATTCAAGAATAAATTCGATCAGCTGCGCCGGGACAGGCGGAGCATTATAGACGTGCAGTGTGATATGGCCTGCCAAAAGACTTGTCAGCGGATTTTCCTCCGCCAGCAGTTCACACCGTGCCCCATAAAGGTAACCGCTGCTGCACAGACCGCCAAGCCAGAAGTTACAGGTCTGAATGATGGAATCCCGAAGCGTCCTCGTGAGGGGCTTGTCCTGCTTGGGCCAGAAGGTGCGGATCAGCGTATTGCCGATATAGTCAAACATACGCGATACCGGGATAAACTGGTCTTTTACGTCCGTATTTCCGGGAAAACACGCGGTATAGTTGCCCTTTGCTTTCCAACCGCTGTCCATGAAGTTGATTGCGGTGACAACGCCCCAATCGCCTGCAACCATCTCCACCTGCGGCCAGGTAAGGTTGACCTCTGTGCCATCCTCCAGGCAGCAGGCATCCATTTTGAGATTTTTGTTACTGGGAGACTCATAGGGAATGCCCCGGTTATCCGTATCCACCTTTGCCATAAGGCCCGCAAGCTGGGTGGACAGATGGAAAACATAGTCTCCAAGCCTGACCATCGGCCAGCAAAGAATCTGGTTTTCATCTACGAAATTGTTTTTATTCTTGTAAGCGGAAAGCTCGGAGTATTCCCGCACGCCGTTTTTCCCGCTGTCGCAGTCGATAATGGCCTTACCCTTAAACAAACCGCTGATTGCAGCAGCTTTCGTTGCCATAACTGCCGCAACTGTTGTGACATGCGACCATCCGGGCACACAAATCAGGTCGGGCACAATACCGACCACCGTCATAGCAGCATCTACCTGTGCTACACCGTCAACCACATCGGCCATCGTTGCAGTATCCGGCATAACGGCAGTGTAGCTAACGCGAAGAGAAACCGCGTCATAAGCCGCACTATCCGGCAGCAGCTCCACGATACAGACATAAGTATCCGTATCATCGCGGTCATAAAAAACGCTGTAATCGGTACCCTGTTCCAGCAGCGTCTCCTGTTCCGCGCCGTCAACCAGCACTTGGGCCGTTATTTTCAGGGTGTCTGCAATCGTGTCGATCGGCAGGGTGGCCTGTCGGCTGACAACCGTAAATTCCTTTGCTTCTACGGTTTCCGTCATCGTGGAGAGGTCAAGGATATTGCAGAAAATCGCCGGCTGGCTGCCAAACAGCTGGAAGTGGGAGTACATGAATTCACAGAGCGTGTACTTCTTCCAGTCGTAGGAAAAGCCGAGCTTTTCGACTGCCTCATCCCAGCTGGTCGCCAGTACCGGCGTATTGGATTTTGCAGGCTTACTCGCCGAATGGACGGGCGCAGTCCCCACAACAAATGGGATGCTTACCTTCGCCTCATTCGGCGTACTGACCGATGTGGCCTGTTCGTGTACGCGAACGCCAAGAGTTGCCATAGCTTACCTCACTTTCCCGCCAGCTTTTGATAGTTGGCGTACAGGGCATTGCCTGGGGTCTTTACTTTCGGGTACACGTCCGGCAAAGCATCACCTGAAACGATCAGCGTTTTTACAAGCGGATGCTTTTCAATCGCAGCAGCAGCCGCATGCAGGGCATTCGCCCGGTCTCCGCGGAAAATAGTGCCCGTCTGAATCAAGCCTTTCAGATTCGGCCCGAGATAAATATAAAAGCCGGATGTATTGACCTCCGGCTTGCTGACAGGAGCGGCTTCTCCTGCCAATGCTGTATTTACAGGTTTAGGGTTAGTATCAATCGTTTTCTTTGCCATTTTCATCGTTTCCTTTCAATTTGAACGTTTCTTCCAGATGGCGTGCTTTCGGGTCATATGGAGGCATACCATGTACAACCCGCGCCACATCTATCCGGGTAACCGGCGGCATACGCCAGACGGTAATCATTTCACCGGCAAAAAAATGGTCTTTTTCCTCTGGATAGACCAGGCACTCCATGCCTGACTGTATATCCAGCTGAAACTGCCTGCCAATCCACCCCTGAGACAAAAGAGAAATGCGCATCTGCTCCATAAGATTCAGAAGCGCAAGCCCGCTTGAACACTTTGCTCAATTCTACAAATTTAGTCCATTTATTTTTGTCTATAACGCCGGATTTTCTGTTTTAGATATTATCTCTATTGACTTTTGATGCGCAAGTGATAAAATGAGACACAGAAATTGAAAGGAGTTAATATTATGATTTCTGTAAAAAATTTTTTAGGGAATGGGCTTATTAGTATTACGATTCTTGTGTCTTTGATCCTTAATGCAGTTGCAGTAGACAGTTCATTCGCCCCGGATGATGGTTTTATTCAAGTTCCTGTGTACACCGTCACAGAAGATATTATTTCCCCAAATGTGTTTGATGAGGTGTTTGATCAAGACACAATTGATATGTTAACAGAATCAATGAATGCAACAATTGATTATCAAGACGATGCCGTTGTAATTACACAAAAAACGAAAATGATCCCATCCGTTGGCCATGAGATAGTATTATATGCTGATGATCAACCAATTTCGGTAAATAGTGATGGTACAATCATAATTCCACATGATACGTCAGTTGTATCGAAAGTAAAAACAACTGAATTAGAGAAAATGAATTCCATTGAATATGAAACCAACATAAGCGAAGACTTTTATTTCTTCAATATAGATAGTTCATTTGATGATGAAATCATTTTTACATCAAGTTGTGAGGATTTGATTGCCCGAATGGGTGAGAATGAAGAAAAATGTACTGCTTATCAGTCGTCACGCGAAGCGCATAAAGGATATGGCGACAAATATGAACCTGGTGATTGGGTGCATTGTAATAGATTTAATGGCCCAAATTC